GTAGCAGGATACTGATATGAGTGATTTATACGAACAAGACCCGTTAATGATTCAAGAGTCTATTGAAGAATGGGTAATGACTAAATGTGAAGATTGGAGGGATTATTACGAAAGTAACTATGAAGAAAAGTTTGACGAATACTATAGATTATGGCGTGGTATATGGGACCCTGCTGACAGTGAGCGTAGGTCTGAGCGTTCCCGTATTATTTCTCCTGCACTTCAACAGGCAGTTGAGTCTAATGTAGCGGAACTAGAAGAAGCCACCTTTGGTCGTGGCAAGTGGTTTGATGTTAGTGACAACATGGGTGACACTGACAAGCAGGACGTATTGTTTTTACGTAACAAGCTTACGGAAGACTTTGAAAACACAATGGTACGTAAGGCTGTTGCTGAATGTCTTATTAACGCTGCTGTCTTTGGTACAGGCGTTGGTGAAATTGTAATAGAAGAAGAAAAAGAAATGGCTCCTGCTACTCAGCCCATTATGGGCGGAGAGTTGCAAGCAGTAGGAGTAAACATTACTGAAAGGGTCAAGGTAAAGCTTAAGCCTGTACTTCCTCAGAACTTCTTAATTGATCCTGTAGCAACTTCTGTTGATGACGCTATGGGTGTGGCTATTGATGAATTTGTAAGTCGACACCAAGTAGAACTCTTGCAGGAACAAGGAGTATACAAGGATGTTTACGTAGGTTCTACTGCTCCTGACACTGACTTAGAACCTGACCAAGACCTAACTATTTACAATGACGACAAGGTACGCCTTACGAAGTACTATGGTCTAGTACCACGAGAGCTTCTAGATGCCGCTACAGGCGACGACGATGAAGAAGTATTAGGAGAACAAGGATCTGACTCAAAGTACGTAGAAGCGGTCGTAGTAGTCGCTAACGGAGGTATACTTCTAAAAGCTGAAGCTAACCCTTATATGATGTCTGATCGTCCTGTTGTTGCATTTCCTTGGGACGTAGTACCCGGACGTTTCTGGGGTCGTGGTGTTTGTGAAAAAGGTTACAACTCTCAAAAAGCTTTAGACACAGAACTACGTGCTCGTATTGACGCACTAAGCTTAACCATTCATCCTATGATGGCTATTGACGCCACACGTCTACCACGAGGTGCTAAACCTGAAATACGCCCCGGTAAGATGATTCTAACCAGCGGAGATCCTCGTGAAGTACTTCAGCCTTTCAACTTTGGTCAAGTCAATCAAATCACTTTTGCTCAGGCCGGAGCCTTGCAGCAGATGGTACAGCAAGCAACAGGAGCCGTCGACTCAGCAGGAATTGCGGGTCAGGTTAACGGCGAGAGTACTGCCGCTGGTATTAGTATGTCTCTTGGCGCTATTATTAAACGTCACAAGCGCACACTGATTAACTTCCAACAGTCTTTCTTAATTCCTTTTGTCAAAAAAGCAGCTTATCGTTACATGCAGTTTGACCCTGAGTCGTACCCTGTAGCTGACTACAAGTTCAACGCTAGTTCTACTCTGGGCATTATTGCTCGTGAGTACGAAGTAACCCAGCTTGTACAACTGTTGCAGACTATGGGCAAGGACTCACCATTGTACAATACACTGATTCAGTCTGTTATTGACAACATGAACTTGTCTAACCGTGAAGAGCTACTAGCTGCTATACAAAAAGCCATGCAGCCTAATCCTCAAGCACAACAGATGCAACAAGCGGCACAACAGGCGCAACTACAGTTTCAGCAGTCACAAACAGCGGCCCTTGCTGCTCAGGCTCAGGAGTCACAAGCTAGGGCTTCTAAGCTGTCTGCTGAGGCTATGGTTGTTCCTCAGGAACTTGAGATCGACAAGATCAACGCTATTACTCGTAACCTGAAAGAAGGTGACGCCGAAGATAAAGAGTTTGAACGACGTATGCGTGTCGCTGAGACTCTCCTTAAGGAAAAAGCAATAGAAGGTAAAACCAATGCTAATGACACAACAAGAGATGCAGAAGCTTCTCGACCAAATCAACAACAACTTCAAGAAGCACTTCGACCGTCTGGACCAAATGGAGCAGGAAGTCAAGGGTTTGGAAGCCAAGGTGGAGGAACTCAGTAATGCCAAAGTCGAAAGACCCAAAACTAGCACGGGCGGGCGTAAGCGGGTACAACAAACCAAAGCGGACACCAAGCCATCCGACTAAGAAGTTTGTAGTAGTCGCTAAGGAAGGCGACAAGACTAAGACTATTCGTTTTGGGGACGCCAAGATGACTATTAAAAAAGACCAGCCAGCGCGTCGTAAGTCGTTCAGGGCGCGTCACAAATGCGACACAAGCCCACCTAGCAAACTCACGGCGAGGTATTGGTCTTGTAAAAAATGGTAAGGAGCTAACTATGCCAGCAGGAAAAGGTACATACGGAAAACAAGTAGGACGACCACCAGCAAAGAAAAAGAAGCGAGGTAGTTGTGGCTGCAAAAAGAAAAAGTAGTACAAAGAAAGCTAACGACGCCTGTGCAAAGAAGGTCAAGTCCAGATACAAAGTCTGGCCTTCTGCATACGCTTCTGGTGCTGTAGCCAAGTGCCGCAAAGTAGGCGCTAAGAACTGGGGTAACAAAAGTGGCCGTAAGAAAAAGTAAGAAAGGTGCTGCCCTTAAGAAGTGGTTTAAGGAGGAGTGGGTAGACGTTAAGACAGGTAAACCCTGTGGACGTAAGTCTGCTAAAAAGGGTGAGTCTAAGCGTCCCTATCCCTCCTGTAGACCTAAGAAGGTTGCTGCTAAGATGACTAAATCTGAGAAGGCTTCTTCTGCACGTCGTAAGACAGGACCAGCTAAAATTAAACATGCAGTCACAGCTTCAGGTAAACGTAGAAAGTCTACAAGAAATGCTTGACATCTGTTTAAAAGTATGATATACTAATACTATAGTTTAACCAAAGACTTATTATGACACCAGAGCTTGAAACTTATTACGATAACTTCCTTGGTCTTTTTAAGAACGAGGGTTTCAAACAACTCTTAGAAGAAATCACTGCTACTACTACTCAGTTATCTGATATACAAACTGTAAAAGATAACCAAGAACTCTTCTTTAGAAAAGGCCAAGTTGCTGCTTTTGCTACTATACTGAACTTAGAATCAACTATAGAAGCGGCTAGAGAGCAAGCAGAAGCAGAAGACAAAGAAGACATTTATGTATAAAGTATTTGACTTTCGTTGTCCTAATGGACACGTACACGAAGAATTTGTAAAAGCAGAAGTCACAGAAAGTAGGTGCAAGACCTGTGGCGCTGTTTCTACAAGGATGGTATCTGCCCCGTCTTTCCACCTAAATGGCTCCGATGGTACATTCCCCGGAGCACATATGAAATGGGTAAGGGAACACGAAAAAGCAGGTAAAAATAAAACATCTCCATAATGATTATAGTCACGGAGTTTAATTATGTCAAGAGCACAGATTGTAGATCCACAACCTGAAGAGGACAATGTGGACACAATTGAAAACGAAGTAGAAGAGATTCAACACGAAGAAGTTGAGCAACCTCAAGAACAACCTGCAGTTCCAGATAAGTACCAAGGTAAGTCTCTGGAAGAAGTTGTACAGATGCACCAAGAGGCTGAAAAGCTTTTAGGTCGTCAGTCATCTGAAGTAGGAGAACTTCGTAAAGTTGTAGACGATTACATTAGTACTCAGACACAACAACAAGCACCTCAACAATACGTTGAGCCTGAAGACGATATAGACTATTTTACAGACCCACAAGGTGCTGTCAACAAGGCTATTGAGAACCACCCTAAGATTAAAGAAGCAGAGCAGTATTCATCGCAGTATAAGCAACAAGCTGCCTTGGCTACGCTTAATAATAAACACCCAGACATGCAAGAGATCTTAGCTGATCCTAAGTTTGCTGAGTGGATAAAAGCTTCTAAGATCAGGACTCAATTGTTTGTAGCCGCTGACCAAGGGTACGATGCTGACTCTGCTGACGAGCTCTTCTCACTCTGGAAAGAACGGAAGACAGTAGTACAACAGACTGCTAATGTTGAAAAACAAGAGCGTAAGCAACAACTCAAGGCAGCTAGTACAGGCAACGCCAGAGGCAGTGCTGAAGGAGGACGTAAGAAGGTATATCGCAGGGCCGACATTATTAAACTAATGAGAACTGACCCAGACCGCTATACAGCATTAGCCGATGAAATCATGGCAGCGTATGCGGAGGGTCGTGTCAAATAATCTATTAGGAGATTAACATGGCTAACTTTACACCAACTGCTGGAGATAACTCTGGCGTACTGCCCAATCGTGGTAATACAGTAACACTAGGTAACGCAGACAAGTTCATCCCAGAAATTTGGTCGGATGAAATTATTGCTGCTTATCAGAAGAACCTCAAGATGGCTCCGCTTGTCAAGAAGATTTCTATGACAGGCAAGAAGGGTGACCGTATTCATATCCCTAAGCCAACTCGTGGTGCTGCTAGTGAGAAGACTGAAGCTGACACTGTCACTATTCAGCAGACTGCTAACAATGACCTTTTGATTGACGTTGATCGTCACTTCGAGTACTCACGTCTAATCGAAGACATTGTAGAAGTACAAGCACTTAACAGCCTCCGTCAGTTTTACACTGAAGACGCTGGTTATGCGCTTGCTCTTAAGGTAGATAACGATCTTCACGCTGCAGCTACTGGTTTTGGTAACGGAGGTGCTATTGTTTTTGCACCGGCATCATCTGACTACCAACACAGTGGTGCTTTCCGCAGTAATAGTGGCGCTGCTGCTGCCTTTACTGGAACAACAACTGAGCGTTTTAACGACGACTTCTTCCGAAACATGATTCAGAAAATGGATGACAACGACGTTCCAATGGAAGACCGTTGCTTGGTAGTTCCTCCTTCTGCTCGTAATGAAATCATGGGCGAAGATCGTTTTTCGTCTACTGACTTTGTAAGCGGTCAACCTGTTGCTAGCGGCCTCATTGGTAACCTTTACGGTGTAGACGTTTACGTTTCATCTAACTGTGCAACTATTTCTTCAGGCATCCGTGCTGGACTTTTGTTCCACAAGGACGCTGTCGTAATGGCAGAGCAAATGGCTGTACGTTCACAGACTCAGTACAAGCAAGAGTACCTCTCGACGCTGTACACTGCTGACACTCTCTATGGTGTTCAGGTGTACCGTCCAGAAGCTGGTTTCGTACTTGCTTTAGCAGAGTAATAGCACTACAGGGGTCAGCAATGGCCCCTTCACTTTCTGACTCAGGAGAACATCCATGTCACGTTTAGCAAGAGATACAGGCGCAGCACCCATCCAATGTCTTCGACCCGGAGCTACTCAGACAGTATCCGTATCAGGCTCTGCTGCTTCTTCAACTTCTATTACTCAA